GGCTTTAGCCCGTAAGGGGCATTTATGGTAGGATAAGCCATTTTTAGCTCCTAAAAGTTAAGTTCCTTTACCGAAGGTTACCCGAGACTTTCGTTCGTGAAACAACGGCATACGAGGGTCATTTTCGCGCATCAGGTTGTTATCGACTGATTGTATCTGACTATCTGCCTGTTGAGAAAAATAATCAGTACGTTCATCAATCATTTCTTGTGGAGCCTTACACAACATTAGACCGCCAATAACCACGTTATCTCTAAAACGTTCTTGTTCTACAGTAACCATAGTAATTTCTGGGTGATCTTCTGCTTTTACTGGTTCCCAACCTTCACGCAGTTTTGAGGAGACATTGGTAGCGTCAGTCTGACCTTGGTTACTCACACGAACCCAACGATACGCATAGCCGTCTTGGGGAATAGGAGACGGTAAAGTCTCTGGGCGCGTCCAAGCTTTTCTACGTACTTTCTTTTCGCGGGTCTGTAATTCACGATCAATTCTATTCTCAGCCATCTGCTTTCCTCATGTCTATTGCAACCTGTTTGGCGTATTGTTTAGGGGTCAACCCCAACCTTTTAGCGATTTGCACTTGGGTCTTGGTAAGTGTCACCTTTTTAGGTGCTGTGCTCCGCGTTGCGGGTGCGACCACATTCGTCTTACGCTTAGGCTTTTCAGCCTCGGGTTCTGCAGCTTCCTCAAAATTATCTGGGAAGACCTGACGCATACGAGTATTTATAGTCTCGTAGTATTCATCGCTTTGCGGGCTTACGCCCTGTTTGACAAGTTTATTATGCAACCCCAACGCTAAACTTGTCATTTCATCGTCAACCCCAAACCACGCATTAGCTTTTTGCCAATCTGCGGCTCGTTGATCGACCTGTCCTGTTGGAGCGGGTTCTACATTCGTCTCTACAGGTGTTTCGGTCTCCTGTAAAGACGGCAATTTAAAGTTTGATAGTTTATCAGCTTTTAACTTAGCAGATGTTAACTGTTCTTGTGCTTCTAATACTGCCTCGGAATCTCCAGACTCATACGCTTCTTTATAAGCGCGTTTAGCTGCAGTTGTTTCTATCTCAGCGTTTTTCTTGGCCTGATCTAATAGCGCCACTTGATTCTTGTTAACATTACCTTTTAGCTTTTTATTTTCTTCCATAAGCTGTTGAGTAACGCGTTCAAGCTCCTGACTTTGCCGAACAGCTTCTTCTTTAGCGCGGCGTTCATCGTGGTAGCCTTTACTGAAATGTTTGATCCGCTTTGCGACTTTTTCGGAATAGTCTTCAAGCTCTTCGTCTGTAACTTCTTCGGGCGGCTCAGACGGTTTACGATTGCGGTCAGCTTTTGGCGTATCATCAACGACTTCAACTGCCACCTCGCTGTCATCAGTATCCACCTCGACTTCAGGCTCAGATTTAGTTTCAACTTTGGTATCTTCACCACTTATATCCACTTCAATAGCACTGGAAGATTCAATATCTATTTTATCTTCTGTTTCGTGCGGGAACTCAAATTCTACTTTTTGAAATGCCATGTCTACGCCCTCGTAACGCCACGAGGATCAGCCACAACTGCCTCAATTGAATCGTCATTCATTAGACGATACTCTATACCCTCAACGGAAAAACGCGTGCCTGAGTTCATACGAAATAAAACGTAATCACCCTCTTTGCACCAAGGGCCGTGGGGAAACCTATCTTCATCGCTATATGCTTCTGCGCCCATATCAACCACAAGACCGATGATAGACATGATGTGGTCCATCTGTTTTTCTTTATCCGTTTTGAGGATGCTGGTTCCTTCATATTTTTCTTCTGGTTTTGGGAGGGCTATAAGCAGGCGGTAGCCTACAGGTTTAGGTAACTGCAGATCAAACTCTGCGTCATTTAAAGGTACTACTGTTTCAGTCATTATCATCTTCCATGTAACTGCGCGAGAGGTCTTCTAAATATCCTACGCTGGCTTCAAGACCCCGAATTAAGCCAACGACTTCTTTATATTGAGCAAAATCTTTTGCTCCACCTGTACCAAGAAATTCTAATGCAGAAGATTTATCACCTTCGATTTTTTCTCTAAGCACGTCAAAGACGGTTTTTGCCATTATCTGTTTTTAGCTCCTTCTCTTGCCATACGCAGAAGTTCTATATTTTGTTTATCTTCTGCGTCATTCATAGCGCGTTCTATACTTGCGCCCTTTTCTTCGGCTTCTATAGCCAATTCCGCTCTTTCTAGTTTAACTCTTTCAGTTTCTAAAACAGCGTCAGACATATTCTTGGCAGTCTGCGCCTTAACTTGTTCTCTACGTATTTGCACATCTGCTTGGTCTTTAGCTGCTTTACGCTGCACTTCTTGTGCTTTAATCTGTAGTTCTTGTTTTTGCATCTGAATAAGCGGGTCTTGTGCTTGCTGTTGTGCTTTTTGCTGTGCGGCTTTTTGTTGGTTACCTTGTGTAACTTGTTTACCCGCATCTGCAACCAAACGTGATAGTTGCACTTCTATCTCTTCTGGCAGTTCTTCGTTAGGTGCAGGAAGAGCCACACCAAGTTTTTCTTCTATCTGCGATCTGTATGAGAACCCTAGATGCTCTGCTATATGAGCCTGTAAAGATGCCATAATCTGTTTGGCTTGTGGGTTCTGCCCTATCAACTGCGCTACCATAGGGTCTTGCATAAATGATGTATGCGCAGCGATATGTGCTTGATGGTCCTGATAAATAAATGCTTTCATCGGTTTGCCCATCAATGCAGCCATATTCTCACTAACAGGATCAACTGGTTTAGCATCTTCTCTGGTCGGCACCAGTTTATCAGCGTTCTTGACGCCTAGCACCTCTATCATCTGTCTGTGTAACTGCGGCAGGTCGTATATCTGCGGGGCTTGCTGTGCCATCTGTAACACAGCTTGATACTGCACCACACGTTGTGCCATCGTAGAACTGTTTGGGTCGCTTACAGGTATTACGTCAACCATACCATAGTCAGCTTGTCTGGCTGAGACCTCACCTCGTTGCGGCTGATATGCGTAGTCCTTGGGGGCATACTCAGTCATTATGGCTTTGAGTAGCTTAAACTCCTGTTTCATGGCATAGTGCACTCTAGCTTGAACAGCAGCCATAGGCTTCAGAGTGCGCTCCAAGAGTGCGAGAGTGGTTCCAACGGGGGCGTTAGCCGACATATCTGACACGTTTATGTCACTGATAGCGCCTAGCCTACGTCCTTCCTGTGTAATCTGATTCAGTAGAGCAAGAAGGGTCTGGCTAGGTTCTTTGTATGGAAGAGCCATAATATTATCACGAATGCTGCCAGACGGCACGTCCACGTCTTTAAACTCTCCCGGCTCTATCGGTGTATCGTCTCCCTTGATACGTAGCCCACGCGACTTCAACCCACCGGGGAGATTCGATAGAGTGCCTGCGTCAACAAGCTGACGTATCAAGGAAGTTCCTGCTTTGGCGTAGCCGCCAATGATATGTATAAGACCAAGGCCATAAAAACCAAAGCCGGGTACATACGCATAATGTACGAAGTGTTGTCTTTTCAAAGTAAGGGGGTCACCCTCTTCGTAGTTCCTACGGATTGACAGGATAGAACCTGTGCCACGTTCTATAGTAACCACATACGGACGGGCTATCTCGTCATCATCATCCACGCCATCTATAACAAGATCAGCGTGTATCTCGTATAGTGAATACCTGTCATCGTCAGTCAGAGAATATCCAGCATCCTCTGCTTTCTTTTCTTCTATATCGGAGTGGTATGGTTTTGGTTCACCTATATCCAACTCTCTGTAGAATCCAGAAGCTTGCAGCTTTTTTAACTCGTTCTTGGTCTTACGCATAACATGTGTCACACGCTCTGCAAACTCTATGGTAGACGCACCATATGGCACGATAACATCTTCAGCAGATATATACAGCGCCATCTGCCGCCCGATGTTGGGATCATAATATACTTTCTTAAACGCAGACCCAGCAAGGCCAAGGCTATACAACATGCGCTCATGCTCTGGACGATACTCTACCATATTTTCGGTGAGTTCGTAATTCATGTCAGCTTTTACACGCTGGGCGGCTTCAAGCTTCTCTTTTGTTTCTTCGCCAAGAACTTTTACTTTGACCGGACCTGCAGCAGGAAACGTCTCAGACATAGTTTCGGCTTGGAATCTAATAGCCGCTTCAGCAAGCACTGTAGAATATACTCCACAAGCTCCTTCCCACGGTGCTGTGCGCTCTTCATATTTAAATCCTAATACATCCAACCCATCCACATATGTTTCTGTCCACTCTTTGCGGCTGTCTATGTCAGCCTCTACAAGCTCCATTAATGTGCTTGATAATACATTAACGGTTGTATCATCTAAAAGTTCAGCCAGATTTGCGTCAAAATCAGATAAATCTATCTCGCTACCGGGAATTAAGGTTATCTCCATACTCCCATCGGATAGGGTAACAGCTTCTGGGTCCACAATCTCTATCTCAAGGTCAGGCACCTCCATCTCGTCTATGTCGGTTATGCCCTCATCAATCCCAAGCGGAGCAGAATATAGTCCTTTTTCAATAGCCATAATTATCTCCGTATCAAGATTTCTTCGTACCACGCTGCCGCTTCAAACTTTCCTTGGCCCGTTTCGCTATCTGCGCCTGTTCGGTTTTACCAGACACTTTGCTTCTTTGTTCCATAACGGTCAATATCTGTATCTTTCTAGCGTAGGGTTTGTTTATCTTCTTTACCTTTGCTGCCGTAGCCCGTGCATCAGCAGGTGTCGCGTATTTAATACTAACAGTATCTTTAGGGTTCTCATCTGTATATAACCTACGACCAGAACCTTTAGGCTTCTTACCTGTGCCTTTTTTAGGGTCTTTAACAGCCATCAATAATATCCACCACTGCGCCGTCTCCAAGCTGCGGGTTCGTCCACCTCATCGGTAGGTAAACGTATAAACCCGCCCTGCCTAAACCGCATCAGTGCCATAACAGTCGAGTCCACAAGGTCATCATGGCTCATAAACGGGAATCCTGCAATCTCTTCTATAACTTCTTCTGCCCAACGTGTCTGTGGCACCCATACCATACCAGAGGCTATGATGTCAGCTACAGAATTTAATCTAGCCATCTTATCGCCTGATCCTCTATGCGGGGTGTATTCCTGTACAGGCAACCCTGTCCTACGCATCTCCTGATAAAGAGCCGACCCCGAAGATTTTTTCTCTACGATGAACGAATCTGGTTCCCATTCTGCGTATTCTTCCATAGCTAACTGCTTTAATTCAGGAAACTCCAGTCGATCTTTAATACTATTGAGTAATATTATGTGGTGTGCGCTTTCTTCCTCATTCAAGAACACACCCCACGTAGTAAGCGCCGTATAATCAGCCCTATTGTGTTTTTCTGCGGCTGCATCCAAGGACATAATGATATATTCGCATATGGGGGGTTGTTCACCTGTCCATTCTTGCCACCATTCGCGCTTTACGATGGCTGCTTCTTCTGCGGTGGGCTGCTGTTGGTACTGAGCATTCCACTGAAATGTAGGCATAGACGCTTTTGTGCGTTCCAGCGCCTGCATGTCGAAAAACTCAGGCCAAAGTGGTTTTTGTACGGGTTTATTGGTCTTTTTACTCTTAACATCCAGTATTGCGGGGAACTCTACGACCTCATACTGGTCTGACATGTCATTATTTACCATATCACGTGTTACACGACCTGTCAGGTCATCCATATGCCAACGCGTCTGTATTATGGCTACACTACCATTTGGCATTAGACGTGTTCGCGCACCGAATGTGAACCACTCATAGGCTTTTTCAAAGACTTCAAAGTTCCCGTTGATAACATCCTGTTCAGAGTGGGGATCATCAACCAAGAGGAGGTCAGCACCCCGCCCAGCAAGAGCAGACCCAATACCACACGCATAATATTCTCCCCCTACATTGGTGTTCCACCGCCCAGCCGACTTACTATCTTGTGCTAGCTTGACTGTGGGGAAAATCGCACGGTATTCGTCCGTGGATATCAGGTTTCTGACCTTTCGTCCGAAGTCTACCGCTAAATCTGTGGTGTGTGAGACCATCATAACCTTCTTATTGGGGTTACGACCAAGAAACCACGCTGGAAAATAGATAGAAACAAGCTGTGACTTACCGTGACGGGGCGGTATGTTCACACATATGCGGTCTTTCCTACCTTGTTCGATGCCCATAAGCAGGTTTGCTAATATTCTATGGTGTTTTCCTACAATATAGTCAGGCTGCATTCGCTTACAAAATTCTATAAGGTCATTATATGCTGCCTTATTTGCCTTACGGTTGTGTAACTCATCAACCATGCGGTCAATCTCTAGGATTTCTTCATCAGAGAAGGCGTCTAAGTTGTCAAGTATGTGTCCTACGTCCACATCATCAAAGGCTGCGGCCTTATTCATCGTCAAACTCACTCAAAATAGAATCAATATCCAAAGGTGCATCGTTCAAAACAACTGCGTCTTCTACTTCTGGCTCTGGATTTGTAAGTTTTGCGAGCTTACCACGTAGTTTCTCCTTAATATCGTCTGTAGTTTGATGGGTGATTGTCACTTCAGACTTCTCTGTAAACAATCCTACATCGGATATCTTACCTAAAAGCTCCAAAGCACGCATACGGACTTTAGCGTCTGGGTTTTCTGATTCAATAATGAGTTTGTTGGTCACCAAATGGCGAAGCTGTACAGACGATTCTATAACGGAATGATTAAACTCCTTAATTATCGCATTGGCTAGCTTGATGGACGGGGGAGTAAGTGTGGCAGCACGTTTGTGTGTAATGCGCTTTGATGTTTTGTCGGGGTCTTGTGCATAAGCTGTTAGGAGAGTAGCGGCTACTTCCTCGTCTATCGCGTCAGGCGTAGTGTCTACACCCCCTTCTTCTAACTTGTTAACTGTGCTGTCTAATGCTTCGACACGTTCAGGGAGCGTGATGTCTTTCACACCATCTGTCAAAGGTACACCAAGTTCAGGTTCTATGTTCATCACCATAATGTGTTCGCAGGTACTAACCGTATAACACGCGAGGATATAGTATAAAATTTTTTTTGCAAGGGGAGGTTGGGACTCCTATGGGGGGTGTTCCCTAATTTGAAAAAAACCAAAAAGTTCGGGTAAATTAGTATGCATATGCATATGCGTAGCATTAGCTATACG